GTTGTGACAGCCGCGACTTTAACGAATCCCGAACTGGCCGGTATTTTAATCGCTGGTTCTGCGTTGGCGACTGCCGCTGGTGCGTTTTATAAAGCGATTAAGAAGCCGAAGTAGGAAAACTGGTTCGGCACGCTAACAGGTGATCTGTATGGATGAACTCGAATACACAACGATTCCTAAAGAACAGCGGACGTGGAAATATACGCTGAAGAATAAATTCGCGACGTATACCTACGTTATGCCCGGTAAGCCGATTGATTACGTTGTGCTGGGACCTGATGGTGTGTATAAGACGATGATTTCGCTGTCGAGTCACGGATTTATAGTGCTGGGCTCAGGGTATTCGTGGGACGGAGCGTCGGGTCCGGCGATTGACACCGAAGATATTATGGGTGCGTCGGCGATTCACGATGCGTTATACCAGTTGATGGAAAAAGGACTGCTGGATATAAAGTGGAAAAAAGACGCAGACCGGACGCTGTTTGAACTGAGCGTGTCCGCCGGGATGCCGTGGTGGAGAGCGTGGTATGTGTATCTGGCGGTAAGGCTGTTTGGTGGAAAACACCTGAAGAATAAAAATAAAACGGAGAAGAAAAATGGATAACACCGAACCCACGAAAGCCGAAAAGACGGAGTTGGATTTTAAACAGGACCCCGACGTAACGGCGGAGAACCTCGGACAGGACGAAGTGGACCTGAAGAAACACTTTCCGGACGAGGAAGTTGGAAAACCGGCTCCGACGCTGGATGAGATCGCCGCGAAAGCGAAGTTTGATAAAAAAATCGCGGAGTTAAAAAAGCTGTATAATTCGTTTGCGATAAAGGATATGAGCTTCGAGAATTTTGTAAAAGAATATATGGACCTAACAGACCCCGTACAGATAAATAATGAAGTCGCCCGGATTGTAAATCAGATTGAACTGGGGAAACAGAATAAACGGGCGATGGATTCGGTATTAACGAATATGAATTAGGAAAAATAAAGTGTGGAAAAGTCTGTGGATAATTTGTTTATTTCTGCTGATAGCCGTAGGGTTTGCGAAAGCGTCGCGCCTGAAATCCGATTTAAATGGCGATGGCCGTGTGGATATGGAAGACTTGGCGATTTTGACCGAAGAATGGATGATGGAGGATTGTATGGCGAATAATTATTTATCGTTTAACGGTACTGCCGGGTATGTCACGGTTCCGAGCAATGCGGCGTTAAATCTTGGGTCTGGGGATTTTACGATTTGCGGGTGGGCTAATGTATCTGGAATTGGTTTTCAGCGTATTTTATGTAAGGGAAGTGGGATATCTGGACAATATGATCTTTATTTGAATGCTCTTAATAAATTAGTAATAGATGTAAGTCAAAATGGAAATGGTTATGTTGACTTTAAAACTGTTGCAGACGTGCCAATGGGATGGTTTTATTTTGCAGTTGTTAAAACCGGCACCAGTTTTACGATGACAATAAACAATGATATTTGTTCTGTTGTTGAAGATTCTTATTATAGTTCTTGGCCGAATTGTGACAGTAACGAAGTTCTATCCATTGGAGCAACAGCCTTTCCAGTGGACTTCTTTTCCGGCTCTCTCGACGATCTGCGAATCTACAAGTCGGCTCTAACACTGGAACAGATACAGGCGATTTACAACGGCGGAATAGGGACTAAATACACCCAGGATGAATCTCCTACCGCTTCTGCGGCGTGGAATATGGACGAAGGAACTGGAACGAAGATCACTGACGCACAGGCCGGTCTTGAAGGAACTTTCAGTGCAACAGGCGTAACGTGGCAGTCAGGCGGAACACCATTACCATTAAGCGATAGTGGAAATATAGCAGTAACTGAAGATAATGAAGGTTTTTAGATAAAGGAAAAAGATGAACGTGATTAAAATGAATAATAGTGCCGGCCAGAAGGCCGATCCATCGAACTGGTACTGTCCGATTCCTGGGACTGGCGTTAAGTTGACGACCGATGCCGACACGACTACGAATAAGACCACTACAGTAGCCTCAGGAAAGCGTTATATGCTGATGAACAGCGGCGTAGGTAATATGTTTTTCGGTATCGCTGATTCGACCACCGACGCGAATAAACTGTGGTGTGTCCCGAAGTTGGGTCGATGTGGGATTCAGATTCCTATCGGTTATACGACCCTGCATTTTATCGGTGACGCAAATTCGTGCATCGCCTACATGGTCGAAGTCGATTCCGACGGCGGAACATAGAGTGCCGGCTAAGAGTAAAGCTCAGTACAGATTGATGCAAGCGGTCGCACACGGCAATGCAAAATTGAGTGGTTTGTCGAAACCTGAAGCGGCTGAATATGTGATAGGCCAGTCGCCAAAAGGGTTGCCCGAACGGATATTGGAAAAGAAAACAGCGAAACGGCTGAAGAAAGCGTATGGACGAGATTCTGAAAAATAAAATTGTCAGAGCGATGACGTGGATGCTTGCGGATATTGATAACCGCAACGAAAATCTGGATAAAGTAGAGGACAGTCCTGAACTCGCTGAAGCGAGGGAATCCTTGGAGTGGTTAAAACGCTATGGCTAAGAAAAAACTACCACTTCCAATTCCGAACCTGAACGCTGAAAAGGGAAAAGCGACGAAGCTCCTGACAGCGAAGCTAAAGGATATTCTGGCTGAACAGACGGAAGTGGAAGAAGTTGATGGCCAGATGCTGATGGTAACGAAGTCGGAAAAGCTGGCCCGGCTGATGGTAAAGATGGCGTTAGGTTATAAAGAAGAAGTCATCCGAACCAGTGAGGGGAAAACCGTCGTGGACACGATTGTTCACCAGCCGCACAGCGGTATGATCGGTTTAATATACGACCGTATTGAGGGTAAGATACCTGTGGCCAAGGAAGAAGAAGCCGTAACACGCACGCTGTCTGATCGTGTCAGCGAGCAGGGGAGAAACAGGATACATGCCGCCGGTAAAATTATCGACGCTACAGATTCCTAAACTTCCTGAACCGTTTCCGAATACGGAACGCTACTGGAAAGACCCTAAGACCGGACTGATGGTTCCGAAGAATGAACTTGAAAATCTGGAATGGCGGTCGGAACTGCTGGCGAATGCAGAAACTGACGACGTGTTGCAGAACGATCTGTTATCAGCGTGTAAAGAATCGCTGTTATTTTTTATAAATGCGTTTGGCTGGACGTTTCACCAGCACGAAGTTGATCCGGTAACGGGTCAGAGATTGGAAGCCCTGAATCCTCATGTGCCGTTTCTCACATGGGAAGTTCAGGACCGGCTCTTTAACAAGTTTGAATGGTGTTTGGCGAATGGAAAAAGCATCCTTATCGATAAATGCCGCGATATGGGCGCCTCTTGGTGTTGCGTTTATTTTCTGCACTGGCTGTGGCTATTCAGAAAAGATGCGAAACTCCTGGAGATGTCCAGAACAAAAGATTATGTGGACCTGACCGGCAACCACAAAGCACTCTTTCAGAAGCACGACTATGTAAATGTCTGGCTTCCTGATTGGATGCGGCCTCCAGCGTGTCTTCCTGACGAAAAATACAGGACTTCGATGCACATCCACAACGTACTGACAAGCGGTACGTTGGACGGGGAATCGACTACTCCACATGCCGGTTCGGGAGACAGACGACTGGTGGCCCTTCTGGATGAGTTTTCTAAAGTCGAACACGGTTCTAAGATGAGATCAGCAACCCGCGACGTTGCCCTGATGCGTATCGTAAATTCTACGCCTGCTGGACCCGGAACTGAGTATTCCAAATGGAAAACGGATGGAACGATTGAAGTTTTCACGATGGATTTCTGGGAACACCCGCAAAAAGGGGCTGGCCGCTACGTAGAACGGAACGAGAAAACGAACTCGTTTATGATTCGTTCCCCTTGGTTTAACGAGGAAGAAAAAGTCCGTTCCCCGAAAGAGCTTGCCCAGGAAGTTTTGCGTAAGGACTTGGAGTCTGGCGATACGTTTTTCTCACACGATTCGATTAAAACACATCGGATGATATTTGGAAGCGAGCCGCTTCACCGCTTCAACATATCACTAAAGTCAGAAATCCCCGATTCCGATGTGCCTAGCGTAATCCAGAGAAAATCGTATGAAGCTATTTCGATTCACAGGGCGAAGGAAGGCGATTTGCGTGTGTGGTGCGAGCTATTTGCCATGAGGCCCGACCAGTCGAAGTCGTATATTATCGGCGGAGATATTGGAAAAGGACAGGGAGCCTCGAATTCGGTACTATCAGTAAAGTGCCGGGAAACTAAAGAGAAAGTCGCTGAATGGCGTTCAGCCCAATACCCTCCACACGAAATGGCTCGCATAGCGATTGCCATAGCCTTATGGGTCGGAGGCAGAAAGCCTTCTGGACTTCCTCTTTTAAAATGGGAAATGAATGGTCCGGGTTGGGATTTTGGTCGGCAGATTGTAAAAATATATGCTTATCCATTCTACTACAAGAATCGGAAGATTGGCGTGGTAAATCAACCGGCCAACCAGACTAATGTCAGTTATGGCTGGCACTCGTCAGCGGACGCGAAACTGGAACTGCTGACTCGGTACGATAGAGCGTTAGCCCATGGCGGATATGTGAACCATTCGCTCTTTGCTCTTGATGAGGCCTTGACTTACATCTATTTGCCTGATGGCGGGATAGGTCCTGCTGGGCTGATAGAAGAAAGCAAGTCAGCCAGAAAGACCCACGGGGACTGCGTGATTGCCGATGCCTTATCGCTCGACGATGACGACGCTCCGGCGGACACACAAAATATAAAAATAAGGGCACCAGAACGCTCTTGTGGATATAGAATGGAAAAAATACTTGAAAAGAAAAAAAATTCTGGTAAAATACGGTGGAAAATGAACTATGACTTTAGAAAATCGAGTTAGGATTTAATATGCCGATTGCAGAAGTCGCTCCAAGAAATGTCCAAAGTGCGGTGAAGGCCGGATTTGAACGGCTGAAAAAATACCGTAAGGCCAGGGCCATGTTCATTAAAGCCTATGTCGGCCAGTACTATCAGAAGGATTTCGGTTTAACAGGCGAGGAACCCCTAAATCTTCTCTACGCCGCGTTGCGTGCAATCATTCCCAATATCGTCAACAATAATCCGGTCTGTTCTGTCGTAACTGAAATTCTCGAATATAAAATCTATGCTGAACTGCTTAGTCTTGGGCTGACAAAAATAAATCGCGACATCAATATCAAGAAACTGCTTCGTGCAGCTACCGCTTCGGCCATGTTTGCGATGGCGATTGCTAAAACCAGCATTGCGTCGTCTGGCGTAACGCTTAACGAAGACGACGTTGACATCGACCCCGGCCAGTTGTATACCAGCCTCATCGATCTCGACGATTTCGTGATTTCCGCTGACTGCACTTCGATTGACGCGAGTCCATTTGTAGGCCATAGAGTCAGCATCGCCCGGCAGTATCTACTCGATACCGATGGATACGATCACGATTTAATTGCAAAACTTCCTTCGGCCTCAGACTCATCGAATAGCGAGAAACGGGTTTCCGATTTGACGAATCAAAAGTCAGAAGATGACTTGGAAGATAAAGTTCGGGTAGTCGAACTGTGGATTCCCAAGGCCAAGGCGATTGTTACAATTCCTGATCCTTACGAAACGACGTTTGATAAATACATCGGTGCTACAGACTACTACGGCCCTGATTCAGGTCCCTTTAGTTATTTATTCTTCACTCCCGCGGTCGACGGAAATCCTCTCCCCGTCGCCCCAGTGAGCATGATATTTGATTTACATCGCTCGTCCAATGCGATTTTCCGAAAGATTCTCGATCAGGCCGAACGACAGAAAGACTTACTATTGTATGACCCCGCACACGCGGACGTAGCTCAGGATATTCGTGACGCGTCAGATGGCGACACCATCGCTTCCAGCAATCCGCAAGCTGTGAACGCCTTGTCGGTGGGCGGCGCCAATAAAGATAATGGGGATATGCTCCAGCAGTTGCAGTTATGGTTCAACTACATGGCTGGAAATCCCGATCAGATGAGTGGGGCTAGGTCTAACGCCAAGACTGCGACACAGGCCAATATCCTGGAGAATAACGCCTCTGTGTCGGTTGACGATGCCAGGAGCCTTGGATATGACTTCATGGCCGACATCGCAGATAAACAGCGATGGTATCTGCACAATGACCCCCTGCTGGATATGTTACTGGCTAAACGCAAAACTGGCGGTGAATTTGTCCAGTTGCGGCTTACCCCGGAACAGCGTCAGGGCGATTTCATCGATTTCGCAACCAAGATAGTGCCCAAATCGATGACCACGATTGACCCAGCCTCCAGATCGAAATTTATCATGGAGTTCTGCACAAATGTGATGCCGCAAGCGGCGATGACGTTGCAGACTATGATGCAAGTGGGT